CTTATGTTATTTGCAACGTGAATCCAGATGCATGTTATGTTGTTTGTTATCCTTGTAGTTGATTCAAGAGAGAAATAAGTTCCGGGAGAATAAATGCCGGCAAGACTGCGAGTAGTATTTTTTGCCTGTTCGTCTTGAGTAAATACTATTATCGTATAACCCGCTTCTTGCAACTTTTTAAGATATTTATCAATCATGTAATGAGAGAACCCCGCCATAATAACATTCTCTTTTCCCACGCAAATCTTTTTATCTGCAATATTCAGATCACAAATTTGCGAAAAATTTGAAATTTGACTTCCAGTAATATTACTATTCGTTTTATTTTGAAGACCATAAACTTCAAAAAATGCCCCCACTTGCATTAATACAATGGTATTCTCACCATATTCTTCTATATATTGTTTCGTCTTTTCAAAATAATCTTTAATTAGAGCCATTTTTTAATTGCAACTATTATAATACTGCCATTATCTTTAATCCAATTAGTAATAATATAAATACCCATGTGGGATTAATATTATTTGTTGTTATCCGTGACATTTAAAACCAAAAATTGTTCATCCTGCATTCCTAAACCAAGCGAAAGTGATTTTGCCTTTAAATATTTATACCAACTTGCACTAAGTATATGCAAATCATAATATAATTTTTTAATGATGTATAGCATAACAGCCACATAAAATGGGACTACAGTCTTTTTCAAATGTGATTCTAAAACGTATTTTTTATATTTATTATCGTAAATGGAAAATTCCGCCAAAAAATTTGATTCTGTATTTTTATACATTATTTTATATCCATATACCATTTTACCTGTGGTGGAGATTCTCCACACAATTTTTTTAAACGACTTCTTTTTAACTTGCAAAAAATGTTGCATCTTGGCAACAGTGCTATCCACATTATCTGTAAATACATCAACATCTATATCGCTTGAACCTGGAAAATAATCATTTCTTTGAATGCTGCCATAAAATAACAGCTTTGTATCTAAATATTTGCTTAATTTATTGAAAAAAGAACTTACATTATCTGGTAGTTTATTTTTTGTTGTTTCCATTTTTACTTGCTTAAATTAAGTATATATAATTATTAATTTCTAGTATCATTTAAAAAATTATGCAATAATGTTTCCTTGTTTTTGTTAATGATCTCTCCGGTAAGCATTGCGGATTCATATGTTTTGCGCAATACGTCATTTGGTGCATTGCTACCAACCTTTATTAAACCATGCATCTTCAAGTAATTTTTAACATCGTTTATAGATGCTCGTTTTAATTCTTTTTGAGCATTCACAACATTTTTTCGGGTGTGATTATCTTTTAATAATATTGAAACTGTATTATAAATTTTTGATTTTCCTAGTGTGTATTTTTTACGAATTGTTTTTTTTATAAATTTTTTCTCAGGCGGTCCAGCATAGTCATCTAATTTTTCCTTTAAATTACTAGATATTGCAATGTCCGTATTTAAAATAGACGTATTAACTGGTGGTAGTTTTATTGATTCTTCTGCAGCTTGTTGAATAATTTTTAATTTTTCTTCTTCTTGTTGTTTTCTCATTTTCATTTTTAATAATTCTAATTTTCTCTCCCTTTCAGTAACAATGCTTTCTGTTTCTGGGAATGAAATATTTAAATGTGGTTGTATTTGTATCGGTTGTTGTATTTGTATCGGTTGTTGTATTTGTATCGGTGATTGCATTTGTATTGGTGCTTGCATTTGTATCGGTGCTTGCATTTGTATCGGTGATTGCATTTGTATCGGTGATTGCATTTGTATTGGTGGTGTATCCATTTGATTCTGGTCATAATTTTTTCTCGTTGCATTCCACGTTCTATATGTAGGTTTAACGCCTCCTTTTAAACACCCATATGGCACTGGATTGTCATTAGAATAACTGTTGTTAATCTTAATGCTTGATAGAGAAGGTTCAATTAATACTGGCGTAAATGTTTCTTTTAACTCATCAGGTAATTCTAAATTTACATCAGGCATATTTAGGCTTGGTTGATAGGATGAAGCTGAAAAAGAAGTCATCGTCTGTGTGCCTGGTGTGCTATAATTTTTAACAGTTTTATTAGCAAGTATATTTCTTTTCTTTTCCTTTTCACTGTCATCTTTGTGTTTTTTTGATAAACTGGACAAGTAATTGAAAGAGTCGTATAATTCGTTTGTAAAGTTAGACCCATCTGCAGATTGTGTTTGTGACGAATAATTTTTTTTACTAGAACCGCCCTTCTCTTTTATTTTATGTTCTTTAATCCTATTTATCAAATGTTTTTTTAATGAATTTGGCTTAATAACTAGAGGAATATTAGGTCGCATTTTTCTCTCCCTATTTTTTCTTGTTTTATCGGCAATATTAAATAATTCCGGATTAATATGAATAGTTTTTTTAAGCGTAGCCATTGTGTATTATTATACAAACAAAAAACATTTTTGAAATTAAAACACACTAAAACATCTAAACATACATGGTTGTTAATAAATATTTCATATGTTCTTTATCCTTTCTCTTTTTTACTTCGTCATTTCTTAAATATAACTCAAACCCGTTTTCTAAATCTTTTATAGTTATTTTCATTTTGTCTTCTACAGGTTTGCAAAAAACACGACGCCCATGAACTATTTTTGTTTTTGCAAGTAGGGTTTCAATGTCTCTTCCAAAAAATTTAAAATAATCCAGGTTTTTCTCAAACCAAACATTGGTTATTTTTGATTCTGAATTAGAATCAATGCTCCATTTACACTCATTAACTTTTTTCAAAAAGATATTATATAATTCTTCTCCTTTATATTCATCTGTCTTAAATCTCCATGTGAATCGCGAATCTAACCCTTGATTATAATTAAAAAAACACTCTTTTAATTCACTTTCATAACCAGCGATAATAACCATTAACTCTTCTTTATGGTTGCTTAATGCCTCACATAATGTGTCTATGCATTCTTTTGAAAAGCTGTCTTTCTTTTCACTGTTACCAAGTGCATATGCTTCATCAATAAATAGAACTCCCCCCAAACATTCATTTATAACATCGCGCGTTTTTATCGCAGTTTGTCCCAAATATCCAGCAATTAAATCACTACGTGTTACCTTTTTAAAGGTCCCTTTTTTCAGAATACCTAATTTACTAAAGATTTGTCCAATAATTTTTGCCATTTCAGTTTTACCAGTTCCAGGAGGGCCATAAATAACAGTATGCATAAAATCTCCACTCTTATGAAGGTCTTGTATAAAATATAATATTTGATCAACTACATTTTCCTTTAGATCTTTCATTCCAATCATATTATTCAACTCCAATAACGAAGAATGAATTTTATGAAGTCCTTCCATATTAATATTATATTCCTTTGTTTCGTCCAAAGGATAATCTGTAATTAATTTAATTAATCCGTCCAAGTTTTTAATTTCAACGTCTATATTTACCTTTGTTTTTGGCAATAGTATTTTTACAGGGATACTGGGGGTTTTATCGCGCTTTGAATTTGCTGGTGGTTGTATTACTTTTTTACAACAACCGTGGTTTTCTACATGCGCATCTTTTTGCTTTTGTTTTTGCATTAAATTTGCTTGTTCTTTTATTAATTCAGACAAGCACGCAGAATAGCTAATAGATGCAGAATAAATACCCGGATTAATTGGTGGTGTAATTACAGGATCACTAATAAATTTTTCATCTTTTTTATAATTTTCATCCTTTTTATCCTTTTTATCCTTTTTATCCTTTTCATCCTTTTTATCTTTTTTGTTTAATTTATTTTTATACCCCCCTTTCTTATTGGTTGCATATATAAAATTGCTTATAAATATGTTTGGATCAGTATAAGATGTTTTATCATTATCCAACATATTATCTCTATTAAAATATGTATGTGTAAATTGATTTTCTATTTTTTTTATTAATAAATCTATTTCTTCTTTTGTGTAGTCTTTTTTAATAGAGGGGTGCAAGTTTGTTTCATTAACATCCATTGCATTTATAAATTCTGTATAATCTTGACGAACTCGTGTTTTCATGGTTTAACTATTATTATTATTATTATTCAAATTTATTGTTTATATTCTTTATACAAATTACAATAAAAGTATTTTATATACAGAAATTAACAACGTAACCAAAAACAGATAATTTTGCTTTCTAATTATTGTATTCATATTGAAACAATTTAAAAATAAATTGAAATAATAAATAACCCGAAAATGAGTTCAACCACAAATACCATGTCATTAGATAGCGAATTAAAAGCAACAAGAGAAGTAAAAGGAGAAAAAGAAAAAGAAAAAGAAAAATTCAACGCAGAAAATGATAAATATATTGAAACACCGTGGAGTATTATTGAATCTTATTTTAAAGGTCAGCACCTGCAAAGATTAGTAAGACATCAACTAGAGTCGTATAATAATTTTGTAGGCTATCAAATTACTAAAACAATAGAAATGTTTAATCCAGTTCATATTGCTTCTGAGCAAGATTTGGATATAAAATCTGGAAAACATGCATTAGAAATTTTCATTACGTTTGAAAATTTTCACATATATCGGCCTCAAATCCAAGAAAATAATGGCGCAACAAAGCTCATGTTTCCTCAGGAAGCCAGATTGCGGAATTTCACATATGCGTCTGCGATGACTGTGGATATTAATATCAAGTTTGTTGTTAGAAATGGGGAGATGCTTGAAAACGCACAAACATTTTATAAATCTCTTCCACAAATTCATATCGGCAAACTGCCCATCATGCTGAACTCCAATATTTGCGTATTAACTCAATACAAGCACGTTGAGCACGGTAACACAGGCGAGTGCAAATTTGACGCCGGCGGGTATTTTATCATCAATGGTTCAGAAAAGACTGTTCTTGGCCAAGAACGCGCTGCAGAGAACAGGGTATATTGCTATAACATTAGCAAGAATAATACAAAATATACGTGGCAAGCCGAAATAAAATCTGTTCCTGATTACAAGTGCATTTCTCCAAAGCAAATTAATATGATGGTTTCATCCAAAAATAATGGTTTTGGATTTCCCATTTTCCTTCAACTGCCTAGAGTAAAACAGCCCATTCCACTATTCATTGTCTTTCGCGCACTTGGTGTAATTTCTGACAAGGAAATCTGCGAAAGAATTATTTTGGATATTGAAAGCTCAAAGCACAAGGAGATGATGCAGAGCTTGCAAGCTTCTATCATTGATGCAAACACACACATGACTCAGCAGGAATGCATTAGATATATTACAAGCTTTGTTATGTACACGCCGATTAACATGGACAAGGAAACTGGAATTAAAAAGAAATATGACTTTACACTGGATATTCTCAGCAATGATTTGTTCCCGCATTGCAATAATGCACAACACAAGATATATTTCCTCGGATATATGGCAAACAAATTGTTGCAAGCCAGTTCCAATTGGGTAAAGCAGGATGACCGCGATTCTTACCTGAATAAGCGCGTTGATTTGACAGGCGTATTATTGAATAATCTTTTTAGAAACTATTTCAACAAGCTGGTAAAAGATATGGAGAAGCAAATCATCAAGGAAATCAACACAGGGTCCTGGAAATCAACAGATGATTATCAAAATATTATTAACCAGACGAATATATATAAAATTATCAAATCTACCACAATTGAGAATGGAATCAAGCGTGCTCTTTCTACTGGCGATTTTGGCATCAAGCATATTAATAGCAACAAGGTTGGTGTTGCGCAAGTCTTGAATCGTTTGACTTATGTCAGTAGTTTAAGTCACGCCAGAAGAATTTCTACTCCTACGGATAAAAGCGGCAAACTAATCCCGCCACGCAAGCTGCATAATACGTCGTGGGGTTTCTTATGTCCTGCAGAATGTTTTGATCCTGAAACTCAAATTTTAATGTGGGATGGTTCTGCTAAACGTGCAGCTGACATAATAGTTGGAGATGTTCTTGTGGATGATATTGGAAATCCTACTGAGGTTCGCACTATTTGTTCTGGAATGAAGAATATGTATGATGTTATTCCAGATAAAGTCAATTTCATTAAACATAGAGTAACCGACAACCATATTCTAACTCTCAAGATACGCAGTCACAAAACTATTAGAAAATCAAACAGAAAAGACAGAAAATATACTCATATTGTAGAGTTTTTGAATCGCGATGAATTGAGGTTTCAAGAAAAATATTTTAACTCTTTGAAGGACGCCGAAGAATTTGTAAATAGTTTTAACGACGACGATACGTTAGATGTAACCATTGAGAAATATTTAACATTGAATAAAAGAACAAAAGAAAATTTGGTTGTGTTTAAAACAGAAGGTATTAATTGGACAAAAAAAACTGTGGAAATGGACCCATATTTACTTGGAATGTGGTTAGGTGATGGTCTTAGTGATGGATCTGGTTTTGCGTTAAATTACAAGACCGATTTAGAGACTTTAGCCTATTGGGAAAAATGGGCGGAAGAAAATGGTGCGCTCATTGCACGAGGTAAAAGATATAAGTTCTCAGTTGTTTCTAAAAAAAACAAAGAAGCGACTTTGGTTGGATTATGTAATAGAGTAGAGGAAGCTCCTCTAAAGAAATTTCTTCGCAAACACAATCTTTTAAAAAATAAACATATACCAAATGAGTATCTTACCAATGACAGAGAAACACGATTAAAAGTATTGGCAGGATTGGTAGATACAGATGGTTCTGTTCGTGCCGAAGGACATGAAATTCGTATTTGCCAAGGACCTGCTAATTATAGAATAATTGATGATGCTTATACATTGGCAATGTCTCTTGGATTTTCCTGTGGAATTAAAGAAGGAAGAAGTCAATGGACTGATGAAAACAGTGGAAATAAAAAGTTTAGCACCTATAAAGAACTAACAATTACAGGACATAAAATTTGTGAAATCCCCACACTTCTTCCTCGTAAAAAATTAGTGCCTATAGAAAATGAAACACAGCTTTTAAGGAGCAAATCCTTCATGTGCAGTAAATTTAATTTGGTAGAAATTGGCGAAGGTCCTTATGTTGGATGGCAGCTGCACGATAAACGTGGAAGATTCTGCCTGCAAGACGGAACAGCAGTGCACAATACTCCGGAAGGTGCTTCAGTTGGCATTGTAAAAAATCTGAGTTATATGACTCACGTCACCATCCATTCCAACAGCATGCCAATTTATGAATATGTAACGCCGCACATTATTGACATCCAAACATTGTCGCCAGCTGACATGTATGATAAGACAAAGGTCTTTGTAAACGGTGCATGGATTGGTGTTACAGATAACCCGGTGGAGTTGTATAATATCTTGAAGGACAAAAAGTTTCAAGGCATTATCAATATCTATACTTCTATTATATTTGATTACAAGATGAATGAGATTCGCGTTTGCAACGATAGTGGAAGATTGACGCGCCCCGTTTTGCGTGTAAAAGATAAAAATGTTCTCATCACAAAAGATATCATTGACCGATTGAACAAGAATACTCTTACATGGGATGATCTTTTGACCAATTGCAGGATTGATAATTCTATTATTGAATATATTGATCCAGACGAGCAATCGTGGTCAATGATTGCGATGAAGCCGTCAGATTTGGTCGTAAAAGCTGATGCGGATAGCATCAAAATAAACACACATTGCGAAATTCATCCCAGCACAATCTTTGGCGTTCTTGCATCGTGCATTCCATTCCCAGAGCACAATCAATCTCCCAGAAATACATATCAGTGTGCGCAAGCAAAACAAGCTATGGGTATGTATGTGACAAATTTTGACAGCCGAATGGATAAGACCGCATATGTTCTAAATACTCCAGCCAGACCCTTGGTTGATACGCGCATTATGGATATGATTCATATTAATAAAATCCCATCCGGGTTTAATGCAGTTGTTGCCATCATGACACACACTGGTTATAATCAAGAAGATTCGTTGTTATTCAACAAGGGCTCTATAGACCGCGGATTATTTCTAGCAACGGTTTATCATACAGAAAAAGACGAAGACAAACAAAAAATTAATGGTGACGAGGAAATTAGATGCAAACCAGACCCGTCTAAAACTAAGGGGATGAAGTTTGCAAACTATAACAAGGTAAATGGACGCGGTGTTATTCCGGAAAATGTGTTGGTAGAAAATCGTGATGTCATTATTTCTAAAATTACTCCAATTAAAGAAAATAGAAACGATCACACAAAAGTAATCAAATATGAAGACCAAAGTCGTGTTTATAGAACTGATGAAGAGACATATATTGATAAAAATTATATTGACCGAAATGGCGATGGATATAATTTTGCAAAGATTCGTTTGCGTGCTGTAAGAAAGCCTGTAATTGGTGACAAGTTTTCATCCAGAAGTGGGCAAAAAGGCACACTTGGAAATCTTATTCCCGAGCAGGATATGCCATTTACTAGAAGCGGTCTTAAACCAGACTTGATTTTGAATCCTCATGCAATCCCATCTCGTATGACGATTGCACAGTTGAAGGAAACAATTCTTGGTAAGACATTGATAGAGCTTGGACTTTTCGGCGATGGAACCAGTTTTGGAGAACTTGACGTAAAAACCATATGCAAAAAACTACAAGAAGTTGGATATGAATCAAATGGAAATGAAATCATGTATGACGCACTTACTGGCGAGCAAATGGAATGCACTGTATTTATGGGACCAGTGTTTTATCAGAGGTTGAAGCACATGGTGGCAGATAAGCAACATAGTCGTTCCATTGGACCAATGGTTAATTTGACTCGCCAGCCGGCTGAAGGTAGATCTAGAGATGGTGGTCTAAGATTTGGTGAGATGGAAAGAGATGCGATGATTTCAAATGGTGCGGCAAGATTCACCAGAGGTCGTTTGTATGATGCATCGGATAAGTATCAAGTGTATGTTTGCAAAAAGTGTGGGCTCATCGCCTCATATAATGATCAGATGCACATTCATCATTGCAGAACATGCGATAATAGGACAGACTTTGCTTATGTTGAAATTCCTTATGCATGCAAACTGCTATTCCAGGAGCTTATTACAATGAACATTGCCCCTAGAATTATTACAAATTATTAACAACCTTTTCCCAGAATCCTTCACTAACGTTCTTACTCACCTTCGCTGTTGCTCCAAAAAATATTATTTGCGTCTTCTATAATTTTTTTTTGTTTTTCTTGCTCTTCTTTTTCCATTGCGTTTATTTGTTTTTTTTTGTTTTAAATTGTTGCCACCTTTTTTTCTTGTGCCTTTTACTTTTGCAACAAGTGCAGGAACTTTTAGCATTTCGTGCAATTGGTCAAATTCTTCTCTTAATGTGCCTTCAGGAAGCCCAGTTGAGCTCATTCTTGCTAAAAAATTATCCCAGTCTCCCGTCATAGCATAACCTCTTATTTCTGTAGCAGAAATAGCACCTTCAGGTCTAGGTAATGCTTCTACAACCCCTTGGATGGGCGGAGTTCTTTTTGCAAAAGAATCAAGAATCCAATCATAACTGGACGCACGGTCTTCTCCTATAATTAAATGCACTTTTTCAATAGGATTTTTAGGATAACCATATTTAGAAAGTAATAAATTTATAGATTTAAATATAGGGTGCGTTCCAAATTCTTTTGGAGTTGGGTCATCCATGCAAATAATAATTGGTTCAATTCTATCTATACTTTCGGGTGAAATTGGGGGATCATATGATTTTTGTTTCATTTGTTCTTTTAATGCTTGAATCATCCCAGATAATAATAGTGTGCGTTTTTCATCGCAGCTAAATGGATTTTTTGGAATATCTTGCGAATGAGATAAAATTATTCCTATTTTAGATTGTTCTAATGATGCAGCACGCTGATATAAGTTTTCAATTAATAACATGTGCCCTGGGGTTGGAGGATTCATGCGTCCAATGGTAAATACTACAATATTATCTAAACTTGAGTCCATACAATATATATATATAATATATAATATATAATATATAATATATAATATATGCAGCCAGTTTTTAAAGATATTTCTAATTTTAATAATACATCAGATTATTTACCCATTTTAGTGGGCGTTTTGACGGTTGAAACATTTGTTATTTATTTTACATTTGCGACAGGCAGGTCAAAAGTTTTGGAACAGTGGTATAAAACATATAGATTGTCCGCAGTTATGGCGGATGTTCTTATCGTAATGATTGGAATAATTATTGCTAGATTTATTTATCCATTTATTTTTTCAGAGTTTTCTATATGGCAATTTATAGGTCTTGCATTAAGCATTCAGATTATACATGATATATTATTCTATTACTTTTTCTCTCTAGTTCCAAAAGGTCAAAATGGTATGATTGATACATTTAAGAGATACGCAGGAGAAGTTGGGGCTTATGCCATTTTAGGAGATAGCTTAATTATTATATTCTCTTGTTTATTTGCTGCATATTTAGCAACATATAACTTAAACAAAAATATTATTGGGTTGATACTATCCGCATATTTTATTCCATATTTAATTTATCACAGATAAACCTTATATACAATTGCAGTAGTTAATGCAAATAAAATTGATCCCCAGAGGGTGTCAATAATAACAGTTTGCATTTTCCAATTTTTAAGCAAAGACCACGTGGTAAATTCATAAACTGAATATATGACAAGACCTAATAAAAATGCTTGATATAACGATTTATTGTCTTTAATAATAAAATAATATAATCCGAATACTAATGAAATGTAGCATAAAATTGCGGCATAAATATTCATTTGAATAGGACTACCTTGTATTTGTTTTATTTGTTCATCAAAATAACCTTTCATAGAAATCAAATAGGTTGAATCAATTGCAACAAAAACAACAAATGTAAAT